CAGAATTACGAGAAATAAAATCTAAATTAACTCCAAACTTAGACTCTATATGATCCAAAAGTCCTTGACCACCAAAAGTTTCAAACCTGGAAGAATCTAAAACCCCAAGAGATGAAAAATCTACTTGATAGTGATTAGTCTGTGCTAAATTTCCAAATAAACGTTGAGGATCTACATTACCATCTCCACCTCTAGAGTTTCTAATGAATTTTACTATAGGTTTTACTGCCACACTAAATATCCTATATGGTCTTTTATTATTAGTTATTTAGATGTCCTATAAGGGAAAATATAAACCATCTTATCCTAAAAAGTATAAGGGTGATCCCAATAACATCGTATATCGTTCCTTATGGGAAAGAAAATTCATGGTTTATTGTGACAATAACCAGAATATTTTAGAATGGGGAAGTGAAGAAGTTATTGTTCCCTATCGTTCACCCATTGATAACAGATACCACAGATACTTTCCAGACTTTTATATTAAGGTCAAAGAATCAAATGGTATGATTAAAAAGATGATTATTGAAATCAAACCATTTAAACAGTGTATCGAACCTAAAGTTAAAAAAATAACATCGAAACGTTATATCTATGAAGTCGTTGAGTATGCTAAAAATCAGGCAAAGTGGAATGCCGCTAAAGAATGGTGTTTAGATCATGGTTATGAGTTTAAGGTCCTTACAGAAAACGAACTCGGTATTAAGTAATGCCAAGAAAAACACTCCAACAAAGAAGAAATCCAACAGAAGATAATGATAATCGTGTGCGTGGTGTTGTTGATACTTTAATTGGTATCGAAACTGCTGATGATATTATGACTGAATTAATCAGTGTTTTATCCGAAGGTGGCAAAGTTCCTTCTAGTGGAAAATATTATACCTTCTTTTATAATGCCAAGACACCAGGAATGCAGTATGACCAACACCCTCTTGTAGGTGTTACCGAAGTATTCTCTTGGGGGTTTCGTGGAATTAATTTTCATTGGAATACGCAGAATAGTAGAAGGCAATATGATTACAATCAAATCATTGGTGGACTCTACGAAATCTATCCAGAAGAGATGTCTGATGTGATAGAACTCGGTTTTGCTAAAGTTCGTTCTAAATAACTAAAAAGTAAGGCAGATGCCACAAAATAGTACGAAACCTATACTAAGATATCCATATACTGCTTTTACAGAGAGGACTGATTATTTGCAGATAGATGTTATTGAATATACTGCAATTAAGGCTACTAATCGTGCCAAGAACATTAATGTAGAGATAAATGATGATGATGGGAATCCAATTAATAAAGATATATCTACAACCTCCATAAGTGCAAGAGCAGGAGGAATAAGACAAAACTCCAAAAAAGCATCAAAGGCAACAATATTATTACCAATACCATCAAGTATTTCTGATAGCAATTCAGTATCGTATCAATCATCAAATCTGAATAGTATTGCCGGTGCCGCAGTCGGTGGAGTGATGGATATCATGAATACCGGTAGAGACTATGTGGATAATGCAGGAAATGCGGATGTGATGGATGGTCTAAAATCTACTATTGGTGCAGTATCAGCAACTGCAGGGAATATTAAAAAGGCAGCTGGAGGAGTCGAAGGAGCCGCAGGATTTGTAACTAGAATATTAGCGTCAAAGGCAGTCGCTATTGCTAATATTAATATTACTCCAGCTCAAATTTTAGCAAGATCAACAGGACAAATTTTAAATCCAAATATGGAGTTATTATTTAATGGTCCAAGTCTTCGCACTTTTAGATTTCAATTCAAATTCGTGCCCAGAGGACCAAAAGAAGCAGAAGAGATTAGAAATATTATAAGAACATTTAAATATCATATGGCACCAAAAGTAGATGGACAAACTTTCTTAAAAACTCCAGATATTTTTGAATTGAGATATAGACAGGGTGGTCAACCACACTCATTCTTACATAAATTTAAACAGTGTTTTTTATCGTCCGTAAATGTCAATTATACAGGAGAGGGTAATTACACAACTTATGAAGATGGAACACCAGTATCAATGATTATGGACTTAACATTTCAAGAACTCGAACCAATTTATAATACTGATTATATTCCGTATACTGGTCCATATGCACCAGGTCAGGATCCAGCAACACCCGGAGGAGTAGGATACTAAAATGGGATATTTCAGAGAACTACCAGAATTAGACTATCAATCATTTTTATCTGACAGCAATTCTTCTCAAAATTATTTGAGAGTTAAGAATTTATTCAGAAGAAATAAGTTACGTGATGACTTACAAAATGTATTCACCATTTTTGATAAGTATGAAATTGTAGAGGGTGCAAGACCCGATACAGTTGCCGAAGAACTTTATGGAAGTGCAGAACTTGATTGGGTCGTTTTAATGACGGCAAATATTACAAGAGTCAGAGATCAGTGGCCACTGTCAAATCGTGACCTCTATAGATATTCAGAAAATAAGTATGGTGTTACTGGATTATCTTCCGTGCATCATTATGAAACAACAGAAGTAAAAGATACTCAAGGTAGATTGATTCTTCCGGCAGGTAAAGTTGTAGATGAAGATTTTACAATTCCAAATCCTTCGAATACTGCAACTACTTTAAATCCTGTGATTAATATCAATAACTATGAATATGAAGTTAGAAAAAATAATGAAAAATCATCAATATATCTACTAAAACCATCATATTTACAGCAGTTTTTGAATGATATGAGAGAAATTATGATTTATGATCGTTCATCAGAATATGTTGACGACAATCTAATCAGAACAGAAAATACTAGAGTTACAAATCCATAAAAAAGGGGAGGTTTCCCTCCCCATCTTACTTAGTCTGCTGCGAGTGCGGCAAAGTATGAGAGTGTATCATCATCGTCATCATCAGTCTTGGTAGGTGACAGACTATCAAGTTCTTCCTTCATTGACTGAGGGACAGGATTTGATTCTGCACGATTCTGTTGACGGAACTCTTCTTCTTCCTGAACGGATTCTTGGTCTTGGAACTTAGTCGTTCCTTTGATACCGAGAACATAATCAAGACGCTTCTTCAGTTCATCATAAGACTTGAATTGATCGGGAGCAACAAAATCTTCGAGAGAATACTCTTTCTTCCATATTGCTTCCATTGCTTCGTCATCTTCCAGAAGTGCATCCTGACGGGCAAACTCTGAAGAATCATAGTTACGATAACCGGCAACATTCTTTGCCTTCAGTTTGAAGTTAGCACCCTGCCAGAAGTCAAACGGATCGATTGCTTCCTCGTCCTCAAACTCAGGTTGCATTGCGGCAGTAATCTTATCAAAGATTTTCTTACCGAATTTGTAAAGCATTACCTGACCTTCATTAGAAGGATTAGCAGGATCTTTTACAACATAGATATTTGCGACATAAGTCAGTTTACGTTTCTGCTTACGTGCTTGTTCTTTACCAGAATCGGTGCCGTTGTTCCACAGCATCGTGTTGTATTCTGACATTGGGTCTTTCTGACTCAGAGTTGTCAGAGAGTTCTCAATATACCATCCACCAGGACCTTGGAAGGCATGGGAATAGAGTTTGACGAATGGGAGGTCTTCACCTTCAGGAGCAGGAAGGAAACGAATAACGGCATAACCATTGCCACCCTTATCACATTCTAGTTTCCACAGACGTTCATCTCCTGAACTACCTGCATTATTCATTTTTTCGACTTCCTTGACCAGTTTTTGTGTCAAAGAACCCAGTTTGGATTGCTTCTTAAGATCAGCAAAAGACATTTAGATTACCTTAGATTAGTTTGGATGTTTTGGATTTACTCGGATAGTATAGCAGAAATTCTCTCAGTCGTCAATATAGTCTTTGAGAGATTTGATTGTAGCATTCATACTACTGAATAAAGTCATCATATCAGTCTCTGGTGGGAAACCCATCATTGAAACTGATTTGCGTAGATTATCTTTCATCTCGATGGCCTTTGGGTCATCAGAAAGAGATAGTCTAGTATACATCACTTGCTGTTTTTCAAGCAAGGTTGTAAGTATTTCAACGTGTTCAAGTTTTTGTTCACGGGACATTCTACCGAAAGTAATAAAACTTTCGTAGATTTTTTCTTGCATTTCATTAATTTCACTCAGTTCTTCCTGAATGATTTCAGAATCAAAAAAGTCACTCATCTACAAGGGCCCGCAAAATTTTCTTAAACTTGAATACATCAATATTTAGAAAGGGAGAATATTTTTGGAGTTTTAAACTTACGGTTTCCCATACAGGATCTTTCAGTTTTTTATCAAACTTCTTTCTGAATGAGAATATTCTATCATAGATTACAAAAGTTTCAAGACTTATGTCTCCACCAAGAAATCTTTTTAAGATTGTTGGATGACCTTTCGAGCAACTGAATAGATTCTCTAATTCGTTGTTCGAGAGTAATTCGTTGCTTTGTTCTTTGAACAAGTAAGTCAAACTCTGTTGTCTCTTTGTCCAATCTGCGTAAGTCCTTTCTCCAGAACTGATAATTTCTCCAATCCATAAGTTTTGTGGGTTGTCGGCGTATGCGAAGTTAGATACAAGAAATTTTACAACTTCTTCATCATTATATTTACGACTGGTTTTCTCGAACCAATACTTATCTCTTCTTTTATTGAATGAAGAAACACTTGCACGGGTCTTCGCACCATATCGGAAGAAGTCGTATTTTGGGTTTGTAAAATGATTTTTGAGTGACAAATAATGTTGGTAGGTATCAAATGGAGTCACTTTCATAAAGGCAGTTTTGCTTTCGAAGTTGCTTTCATAAAATTAAGTCTCGTGGCATCCCACTTCAGTTTTTCTTTCAGTGGTTTCGATACAAGTTTTGTGACTGATTCTACATCAAGTTCATTGACTTCACAATAGTGAACAATCGCATCGATATAGTTGATTTTTTCCTCGGCAACAATCTTTTCGATTTCTAACGCAAACTTAGAAGGTGTCAAAAATTTATTCTCGATTACCTTTTCTAGTTCCTTATTCGGTTCCATAGAGTTCCAATTTATCTCTAACAAACTTTCTAATATATTCGGTAAGAAGTTTGATGTACTTTGATTTGTTTCGTTCTTCGTAGACAACACATTCTCCATTTTCACAAGCCATAATGATTACAAATTTTTTGACCGGGATACCAGTCATTTCATACAACATACATCCATATGCAGCACATTGTACAAAATAGTTTTCGATCCAATCTCTTGGTTTCGGTTTCTTAGAAGTCTTAAAGTCAATTATTGCTAATTCACCCTCGTATTCTGCAATACAATCGACGGTTCCAGCAATACCCAACTGCTTACTATATAGGGAAGTTTCCAGAGCATGAATATTATCAATATTCTTTAAAGTTCCCTTGGAAATTTTAAATAGAAAATCAGAAATAGGAGGAACTTTTAGTAACTCTACATTCTTTAGGTGACACTCAGTGAGACTATGAAAATCAGTTCCACGACGTGTTGCCGCCTTTGTGACTCGATTTGCTTCCTCATCACCAACTCTTTTTCTCCATTTTATAAAAGTCTCCTTATTATAATGACTCGTCACCGAAGTGATAGAAACTAGTTTTAAGAGTTCTTCTTCATCAGGAACAGAATAGTATCTGACTCCATCAATAGTCTCCCTCTCAAGTTGAGGAAGATTCAAATCAACATGATTAAACATTAAAAACCTGCTTCTGTTTTTGCTACGATATACTCTTTGACTAGACCAGATCGAACAA